GAAGTTGTTAAAAATTTAACTAGGACTATAAAGTATATGGGTAAAGATGGGATACAGCCAAAGACTGACCATGAAATATTTAAATTACCAAGACCTAAAAAGTCTGAGTTAGTAAAGAAAAGAGATAGTATAATTAAAAAATATAATTTATGAATATAGATAGTATGTTAGCACTAACAGAAATATCAATCATAGTAATCATTGGTATTGTTTTTGGTGCAGTGTGTACGTTTTTATTTACATACAAAAAAACTAGAGATAATTTAGATAGAATATATGAATTAGAACAAATTTTAGATAAGAATAAAATATGGATACACAACTCGTAAAAGCTTTTATTGCAGAATGCAAGCAAGAGCAAGAATGGAAAGAAAGATGGGAGGCCAACCACATTGATTTTAATAATTATTTTAAATATAGCGGTGAGGTTGAGCCTACTCAAATATTAATAAGTCATTACAAATACGATGATGATCGTAGATGTAATATATTAAGTGAAAAATTTATAAAAAGAGAATATTATGAAAAAAATACGAAAGACACAGGTGGCCTCTATAAAGGCTCTGACTCCAACTATTGGGAAGAAGCAAATGACGGTATATGGCGTGATTAAAGCTATATCTAAACCTACAAATAGAAATATAGCTAAATCTTTAGGTTGGGAGATAAACAGAGTTACAGGTAGAGTAACTGAATTAGTTAATAAAGGTATGGTAAAAGCAAATGGCACACACAAAGATGCCCAAACAAATAGAACAGTAACACTATGGGAAGCAGTATAACTATGAATATAAATAAAATAAGAGATGAAGAGCAAAAAAAAGCGCTCAATAACTGGGCTAGCAACAACTATGTTGGCTCTATTATTGCTGGTACTGGTTTTGGGAAGTCTAGATGTGGGATTCTTGCAACTAGTCATGTTTACAATCTTGATAGGTCTAGCAAAATCTTAATCCTAGTCCCTACTGTGCAGCTGCAGAGTCAGTTTGCAGAAGAGTTTCACAAGTGGGGTCTAGAAGACTGCCTAGATAACGTAGATATTCTTTGTTATCAGAGTGCATATAAACTTTCAGGTTATCACTACAATCTTGTGTTGTGTGATGAGATACATTTAGGTTTGTCACCAGAGTATCGTAAGTTCTTTAAGAACAATACTTATGATAAACTATTGTGTATGACTGCTACCTTACCAGAAGAAATAGAGTACAAACAGCTTTTAGCTACACTTTCACCTACTGTTTATAAGATTACCTTAGATCAGTGTGTAGCTAAAGGCATTGTTTCTCCTTATACTATTTATTGTAAGCCTGTACAATTGACAGGGACTGAGAAAGACGAGTATAAAAAGATAAACAATTCTTTTGTTTATTATAAATACAAGCTTGGACAGTTTAATGCATTTGATGAGGCAAAGAGAATTATGGGGGACAAGAATGCACACCCTGCAGACAAAAAATGTGCGGTTATGTTTTACAGAGCTATAAGAGAACGTAAAAAGATTGTAGATTTTGCTAGTAATAAGATTACACAGTTTCAGAAACTAGTTCTTAATAATATGAATAGCAAAATACTTGCATTTAGTGGTGCAAATGATTTTACAGATCAGATGTGTGCATCTGTTAGTCCTTTGTCTGCTGCATACCATTCTAAAATAACTAAGAAAAAGAGAGAGCAAGCATTAGAAGACTTTAAAACAAACAAGATAAATGTTTTATGCTCTACTAAAGCTCTTAATCAAGGCTTAGATATACCTGATGCTAATATGGGTGTTATGTGTGGTATTACAAGCAAGGCTCTACCTATGATACAGCGTGTGGGTAGATTAATTAGATTTCAAGAAGGTAAAGTAGGTGAAATATATATACTTTATGTTGAAAACTCACAGGAAGAAAAGTGGTTAAAAAACGCTGTAAAATCATTAAATAATGTAACTTGGCTGCCCTAAAAATATATAGATATGACAATAGAAATAGACTTAGAATTATTAAAAACGACGAATTTATCTGCTGACGAATACATTGGACTTTATTTGGTATTTAGAAAAGGTTATACTTACCTAGAAGAGCTGAACTTAAACATTGACTGGAATAACTTAGAGACTAAAGGATATATAAAAGATAATGTAGTAACAGATAAATTTAAACAGTTGTTTTCTAATAATTTTGATGCTATGTTTGATGAGTTAATATCTACATATCCTAGTAAAGTTAGCAGTTCTAATGGTGTAAGAGTTCTTCATGCTGTTGATCCTAAAGCTAAATCCAATTTAAAAGCCAGAAACAGATATAAAAAAGTTGTTGGTAATAAATTGCATGTACACAATAGAATAATTAAACTATTGAAAGTACAATTACATGTACAACAAGATAACTTGGCGTACTTACAAAATTTAGAAACATGGATTAATAACCATACTTGGGAAAAGTATGAAAACTTAGATAAAAATGACACAAGAACAACTACCACGAGAATTACAAGATCCCTTTAAAGAAAGCGGATTTAAGAGTATTAACAAAGCTATTAGTGCTTCTCTACATCAAGTTGTAGATGGCATGAAAGGTAAAAGACAGGTTTATCCTACTAAATGGAATAGATTAAATAAAAACCTATTGGGTGGCTTGCAGCCAGGTAAAATGTATGTAATTGCAGGTCGTCCAGGTGTAGGTAAATCTGCATTTAGTAACCAGTTAATCTTTGACACTCTAGATAATAATAAAAATAAAAAATTACTTGTATTATACTGGAGTTTTGAGATGCCTGGCTATCAACAAATTATGCGTGCAGGCGCTAAGGGTACTAGAAAACAGGTTAGTGAGCTGTTATCAGTAGAACAAAAATTAGAAAACGATGCATATGAAGCATTTAAGAAAGAGGTTCTAAAATACTCACACTATCCTATTTATTTTAACAGTATACCTAGGGACATGGAGTTTGTTAAAAATGCAAACGTTGAAATAACAAACAAAAGGCCTGATCACACAATTATAAACGTGTTTGACCACTCTAGACTTATACTAAGCAACAAAGAGAATGAGCTGCAGAAACTTAATGAAGTATCTAAAGGTTGTATGTGGCTACAAGCTAAAATGGGAACTATAAATATATTATTGTCTCAGCTAAATCGTAACATTGAACAGGAGCATCGTGCTAAAGCACAGTATCAGCCCCTGTTGACTGATCTGTTTGGCGGTGACAGTATAGGCCAGGATGCGCATGTAGTTATTATGCTGCAGAGGCCTCATGATTTATATGGAATTACAGATTTATACTGTGATGTAGATCCTATAGGCTTGCTTGCTGCGCATGTTGAGAAAAACCGTGATGGTTTACTCGGCATGATACCGTATGAAGCAGAGATGTCAACATTTACTATTAACGAAAGACAAAAATAAAGTTATGATAGATGGATTTATAGAAGTTACATTAATAGCTGGTACTTTTTTTGTGCTAGGTATGTATATAGTAACACAAATAGACAGAAGTATAGATAGAAATAAATTAGAAAAAAATTTAAAAGAATATGAGCAAAAGGAACGCAAAAAACAAAGCCAAACTGGCACTTCTAAATGAAATAAATGCTATAGACAAACGACTAAAGAGATTTAAGAATGACGAAGAAAAAACAACACAGTTAATGTCTAGAAGAGACACAGTTAGAAGTAAATTAAAAACAAAATAATGAATTGGAATAGTAAAACGCAACAATGGACAGATTTAAAATCTGTAACAGTAATTAAAATGGCTACAATTGCTAGAAAACTAAAAGCTAAAAGAATGTCTATAAAAAACATTGCAGAGGTTCTTGGTAGAAGCGAGAGTAGAATTAGAGAATATCTTAAAACCAAATAATATGGAATTACCAAAAGAAAAGGTAAAGGCTAGCCGTAAATCGCCTAAAAACATGATAATATATGGTCCACCAAAGATTGGCAAGACTACAGTGTTATCGCAACTAGACGGTTGTCTAATTATTGACTTGGAGGACGGCTCTGATATGCTTGATGCTTTAAAGATTAAAGTAAAGAATTTAACAGAGCTTGCTGATGTCGGTAGAGAGATAATCAAACAAGGAAAACCTTATAAATATATTGCTATTGACACTATATCTAAACTTGAGGAGTGGTGTGAATCAGAAGGTAAGAAAATTTATATGAAAACACCTATGGGTAAAAACTTTGAGACTAAAAACCCAGGAATGTCAATACTATCATTGCCAAATGGCGCTGGCTACCTATATTTACGGATGGCCTACAAAAAGTGGATAGATAGACTAAACCTGTTGGCAGATCATGTCATACTAGTTGGCCACCTAAAGGACAAATTGCTTGAGAAAAAAGGTAAAGAGGTTGCTGTAAAGGACCTTGACTTAACTGGTAAAATCAAGCAAATAACCTGCGCTAACGCTGATGCTGTTGGTTATATTTATAGAGAAGAAG